AGGTGCTACTCAGGAACCTTCAGCCGTCGTCTGGTGGCGAGGACAAGGAAACGCTCGACAACGCGAAAAAGCGCGCTCCGAGGGATTACGCTACGCACAACAATGCGGCTACGGCGCTGGACTACGCAGAGATCGCTTCGACCTTCTCGCACCCCGTCTATGGCGCGGTGCTCAAGGCAGTAGCGACGATATTGACGAACATCAATGCAAACCTGGTGGACGTTTATGTCCTGGCGGCGGGTCCCAATGACGTTCCAGTGACGCCGAGTACTGGGCTGAAGGAAGGGCTCAGGTCGTTCCTTCGAGACAACAACGTCATGACGGACGACGTTTCCGTCAAGGATGGTGGAGTCAAGCCGGTGCCGATCGAGATGGTCGTCGTCGTCAGTAGGAGCGGCGACGCGCCGACGGTGAAGGAACAGGTGAATTCTGCGATCTCTTCGTTCTTCGATATCGCGAACAGGGACATGGGCGCTGGTATGGACATCAGCCCGTTCCAGACCCTGATTCAGCAGATTCCTGGTGTCAAGAACGTGAACCTATATCAGCCGGCCGACGACATCATTTCGACGAAGAGCGCGTTTGAGGACGCACCGAACAGGATAGGGTATGCTCAGTTGCTCACGCTTGGTGCTCAGAACGTCAAGTTCTATCTCGAGAAGCCGCCGGGCGGCAGATGATCACCTCTGGCGGTCGATCCTCAAGTCCTGGTCCATCATCTCTCTGAACTTTCTTGTCGCGTAGGCAGCGAGGCGTGCTGCGTCATATACGTGCCCACGGAAGAAGACGATGGGTTCTAGCGGCTGAGATTTATGAACAGCGATGACGACGACATTGTTGTAGTCGTCACCAAGCGCTCCTGCGACAGCCTTCGTCGTGGCATCTGCGAGGCTCTTGTGTGCTGTCGTCGTCTTGGTAACGAGCTTGCGGATCGCGGCGCTCGTCTTCTCACCCTTTGAGCCCTTCATAAACCCTCCTTTATTGGGTTGTCGTATTTTATGCTCATGAGTGAAATACAGGACCCTAAGATAGCGAAGCTATGGTCTATTTACCAGTCCGCGATGTGGTACGTAGCAGGCAGGCGCGTGAATCTACCAAAGAATACGGATCCGACGAAGACGTACCAGTACCGCTGGATGCAAGGGTTTGACAAGCAGCTTCACGTCATCGGCGCTGGGGATGCTCTTGCGGAGAAGATGATCTATGCCGTCGTCCGCTGGGCCAAGTCGCGTAACAAGCTGCAGATGGGGGCATCTATCCTTGCGATGCAGAAGGTCCTGCAGATCTGCCACGAGTCGCTCATCAAGGAAAGACACGCGGTCGTCGATTTCGGTCGTGAGCTCTTAGACAGTAAGAACTTCATTCTTCGCGAATGCGGTGGTCACCTTCGGCTGGAGGTCCTTGTACAGCAGAAGGCTGGCGGCTACGCAAACATCGTTTACTGGCTGAAGTCCAACAAGGTCTCATTCAACTACGCTTCTTTGTCCAGGATCTGCCACGATGCACTTAACGTCATCGAGCGCAGAGATCCGGACCAGCGCCGCGAGATGCCATCAAACCTGGAATTTCTGAAGCGCAGGCTTCGTATCTTATCTAGCGACCTCTTGCAAGGCATCGTCATCAACGAGCTGGCTGAGGACTTCATCGGAGGCCGTCATGAAATTCGAGCGGTTCTTCACGGAAAACAGCGATCTGGAATCCTTCACGCAGTGGAAAAAGGTAGACGTCAGACTCAAGGATGAAGAGACGGGTAAGGTCATCTACGACGTGAAGGGAGTGTGCGTTCCAGAGAAATACAGCAACGTGTCCGTTAACATTCTGGTCGGCAAGTACTTCCGGATGACTGGAGTGCCGAATAGCGTCGAGCCAGTGAACGAGAAGAACTTGAAGGGTCAGGACTTTCCCGATTGGCTCCGCAGGCGCAAACCAGTCTCTTCCAGCACGCCAGGGCCTGAAACGCACGCGCTCCAAGTCTTCACGAGGATGGCCGGGTTCTGGACATACTGGGGTTGGATGTACGGCTACTTCGACGAGGAAAAGGACGCCCGAGCGTTCTTCGACGAGAGCGTCTTCATGCTGGCGAACCAGATCGCCGCGCCGAACACGCCGCAGTTCTTCAATTCCGGCATCTACTGGGCCTACGGTTATAAAGGAGAGCCCAAGGGTTACTGGCGCGTGGACCCGGTGACTGGCGAATGTAAGCCGACGGACGGCCAGTACGAGTTCCCCGGCGTGCATGCCTGTCATCTTCTCGGCATCGGCGACCATCTCTTCTGCCCGGGTGGCGGCAACGGCATCTACGACAACGTGGTCATAGAGACGCGGTGCTTCGCCCAGGGCGGCGGGTGCGGATCGAACTTCTCGATCATCCGATCGAAGTACGAGAAGCTCAGTAACGGGAGTCATGCAACTGGGCTCATGAGCTTCCTGAAGGTTCTCGACAGGAGCGCGAGCGTCATCAAGTCGGGTAATTCCCAGCGCCGCAGTTCTAAGATGAACATCGTGAACATCGACCATCCGGAGGTCGAGGACTTCATCGACTGGAAGGTCAAGGAAGAAGAGAAGGTTGACGCGCTTATCACTGCCGGGTACAGCAACCACTACGAGGGAGAGGCTTATCAGACGGTCTCCGGTCAGAGCTCTAACAACTCGATGCGGATTCCTAACCGCTTCATGGAAGCCGTCGCGAAGGACGAGGACTGGTCCTTGGTCGCGAGGACGACGGGCGAGTCGACCAAGAAGGTGAAGGCCCGCAAGCTCTGGGAGCAGATCGTCAAGGCTGCTTGGAGGACAGGCGATCCTGGCGTCCAGTACGACGACCACCACAACGACTGGAACACGTGTCCTGCCGACGGACGCTTGACGACGACGAACCCATGTAGCGAATATTCGTTCATCACGGACAGTTCATGCAACCTTGCGAGCCTCAACGCCCAGGCCTTCTTCGATCCCAGCAGGAACGATGAAGGCATTTCCCTGGGGTTCGATAGGGACGGATTCGCGTACGCCGCGAAGCACTGGGCAACCGTGCTTGACATAACGAACTCCGCTGCGCATCTGCCGTCCAAGGCCATTGCGGAGGGAACGTTCAAGTATAGGTCGATTGGCCTCGGCCATACGGGCATCGGCGCGGTCCTTATGCAGGCCGGTATCCCCTACGATAGCGACAGGGCATGTCACATCGTGGCGTCGTTGACCTCGCTCATGACAGCCGCTGCCTACTTCAGGAGCGCAGAGCTTGCACAGTCGCTGGGTACGTTCCCGCGCTTTCAGGCCAACAAGGACCAGATGTTATCGGTCCTATCGCGCCACGCACTGCTCACGGCGGGAAAGCCGATTGACCTCAAGACGACATATTGGATCATAGGCAACGTGCCGGGATGTTCCGAGATGCGCGATGCGGCGATCGCGCTATGGGACAAGGTCCTGGTCATGGGTGCGACATACGGGTTTCGCAATGCCTTCACTACGCTGATAGCCCCGAGCGGCACGATTGGGCTGCTTCTAGGATGCGACACGCTTGCCATAGAACCCGACTTCTCTATTGTGAAGTTCAAGAAGCTGTCCGGCGGCGGCACAATGAAGATCGTTAACGAATCGCTGAGCAAGGCCCTCGGGAACCTCGGGTACGCACCGGATCAGATCAAGGACATCCTGGCACACGTCCTTGGACACAACACCCTGGAAGGGGCCCCGAAGATCAACCGCGAGTCCTTGCTCGGTCTCGGCATCTCGCGCGAGGACGTCGACAAGATGGAGAAGAGCCTGGTCGGCAGTACGGAACTTAGATATGTCCTGTCCTTCCAGACGCTATCTGACGAGTCTAAACATGACGCCGTGATCGAAGCGTCTGACAAGAACATCTTCAAGAGGCTATTCACCAAGGAGGACTACGTCGAGGCTAACTTGTGGATCTGCGGCCACGGGGCCCTTGAAGGTGCCCCGCATATCAGACCGGAGCACCTGCCGGTCTTCGACTGCGCTAATAAGAGCGGCTCCGGCAAGCGCTTCATTCGGCCTGAGGCCCATGTCAAGATGATGGCGGCCGTGATACCGTTCATTAGCGGGGCGATCTCGAAGACGGTTAACCTACCAAACACCGCGACGGAGGCCGACGTAAGCGGGATCTATATGATGTCGTTTAAGGAGGGCGTGAAGTGCATCGCTCTTTATCGCGACGGGTGTAAGCGGTCGCAGCCGCTGAACAATCCTGGTGATATGTCCTGGTGGGATGATTCAGCCTCACGGGCTAATGAGACCGTCCTGCGCGGTCAGCGCAAGCGCCCGCCGAAGAAGCGTATCGGAATAACGCAGGAGTTCAAGATCTATTCGGACAGCGGTGAGCATAAAGTTTGGGTGCAGACAGGCGAGTACGAGGACGGCCAGCTCTGTGAGATCTGGATAGACGTCAGCAAGGAGAACACAGACTTCCAGCGCGCCATGAAGTGGTGGGCCCGCGGCGTCAGCAACGCCATTCAATACGGACAGCCGCTTGAGGAGATCGCTGCGAGCTTCGTCCTCGAGGAGGGCGGCCCATCTGGCCGCACGGACAACCCGTACATCACGTTCTGCAAATCGATCCCGGACCTCGTGTTCAAGTTCCTGTCGATGGAGTACCTTGCGGACTTCAACTGGTGTCGTAAGAAACCGCCGATCCATGAACTGCGAGCGAGTCACTCGCAAAAGTTACTTACGGACATTGGTAAGAAGTACCAGGCTTCTAAGAAGGTCTTCCACCGTGTTGATGCACCGGTACTCACGGTTCATGTACGATCTCTCGACAGATGTCCGATCTGTGGCTCTACGAACATCATTCCGTTCCCATGCGCGACGTGCGCTTCCTGCGGTGCGACGCTTGGAGGGTGCAGTCCCTAGGCCATGAGCGAGAATATCGTGGTCAAGAGTACGAAGCAGAAAATGCAGGCACTTCTTAACGCGCTCAAGGAGAATTCACTCACCATATTGGGCACGATGTGGGTAGGAGACAACAACGTCCTTATCCGCGTGAATCAGTCAGGGGCTGTCCCCGTCGCCAAGAAGATGGGATACGACGTTGTCAACTCTTGGGTTGATTAGCCATGGGCGATGAACTGAATTATGGCACGGTCCGCGTGATCAACGCCTTCGAACTTGATCGCGAGATGGACAAGCGCCCAGGCTGGAGGGTCATTAGCGTTAATGTAAACTCGTTTGGTGGCATGGGGTATCTCGTCTGGATAGAGCGAATAAAGAAAGTGGAAAAATCGGTCGAGTTCCAAGCTCTCGAGAGGGCTGAATCCGCTTAGATGTGCTGCATAAACGGCGGTGGGCCGGGGATGTCCAGCGTGAAGCTGAAGAATTCTCGAATCTGTGACTCGCTCGCGATCCATTCCTGATTCGCCTGCCTCGGATCGACGGGCCTGACAATGATCTTCCTTGGGCTACCCTCGATCACATTGTAGACATACCACTCGCTTCCGACGAGCGAATTCCAGCGGTAAGACGCCTGCCTCATGGATAGCCTGACGCCGATCTGTAGCTGATCCTTCTCGTCCTGTCGGATGTTGTGGATATTGGACGGCATCGGGGGCGGCGGTGGCGTCGGGCTCGGGATGAACCTTGTCTTTACGGTGGCGATGTTGGACGGATAAGACGGGCATGCCGATTGCGACGGGGACGCGGGCTTCGATACGGCGAACACCCTGTAGAAATATGTTGTGTCCGGGCTGAGGTTATGGTCGGTGTAACGGACGGTTCGCTGTCCGCGTAAGCAGACGGACTCGCCTGACAGCACGCTGTTGATGAGCGTGAAGTCTGGCGACCCGATCTTCTGGCGCTCGACCCTGAAAAGCATCTCCTGATAGCTGTTGTCAAGCCAACTCAGCTCGACGGAGTATGGAGATATGCTACCGGCTTGCATACTGGTCGGCGCTGGTGGAACGTTCGCGTAGGTGGAGAAGTCGCTTTCGACGAAGTTCAGCGGGACGCCGTTCCCGCGTGATAGGCCGATTAGACCTCCGTTGCATCCGATGTCGAGATAAGTCAGTCTAATAATGCCATCGAAGAAGATCTCGATCTGGAAGCTGTTGATCGCTGGGATCTCTCCCGTTGAGGTGCCTAGATTTGCGAGCTTGTCGAAAGTCACTACAACCCTATCCACGAGTTCCTTGAACAGGATCGTTCCACCGCCTCCGGCGAAGGCTGGATGCATGAGGTTGAACAGGCCAGAGATACGCGGCTTGTTGAAGTGGTGCTCGAAGGATTCCGCACTTTCCGTATCGCCGCCCCCGAACGTGATGTATCCATTCGATCCGACGAACATGGAGCTGTATTTCGTTCCGAACAGGGGGATCATGGCGTGTGGGAAGTTTATTTGCTGGAAAGCGTCGTCTCCGAGGAGTAATTCTATGCTTCCGGACGGATTCGTGAGATAGTCCGTTACCGAATCCCTGCAGGCGAGATATGAACCATTGCCGTCCGGGGTGAAGGTTAGTGTCGTGTGATTTATGTCATTCAGCTTCGTCGTCGATATAACGACTTCCTCGCTCCCGATCTGGTCAGTCCCGACGTGTGTACTCCTGCGCTCAGTTGTGTACACCGTTCTGAAGAGCTCCGTGAAGAAATCATCACCGATCAGCATGTCGTTCAGTAGGACGCCGTCCGTGTATTCTTTCGTATATCCGAGCATGAACATGAAGGACGGAGAAATGTCGATCGACAGGTGGTAGTCTTCGCCAATGAGGTTCTGGGTTATGTCAGGACCATTCGCGACGAAGAAGGCGTGTCGTTCGGAATCGGTGGACCCGCCATGATCTTTCCAGTTCGGATCCGTTTCTCGGCCGTGATCCGTGGTCACAACGATATTGGTGTTCCCGCGCATGAGCGGATGGGCATTGACGAGGCTGACGATCTCGCCCACGTAAGCGTCGATCGCCTGGATGGCGAGAATATATCCGCCCCAGTCACTGGCGTGGGCCATCGTGTCCGGCGAGGCGTAGCTGACCGCGGAGATCTCAGGCGGGTTCACGCCGAGGCATTCTGTCTTGAACAGGGCGTGAGTCAGCGCATCGCTCCGATATCCGCCCGTACCGTCTCCATTCACTCCGGCGTTAACATAGGGTCTATAATCCTGGTAGGGCCCTGGCATGGTATTATTACCCATGCAGAACAGTTTGTCCTTTGAGAAGATGAATTTCGCTCGGTCGGTAAAGCCGTCTGCGGGATTAGACTTAATGCCCTTTGTATATAGGTATTCCTGAGCAAAAGATGGGAAGTATGGAGATTGGGAGCCATCATTTGGGATATCTTCATAACGGCCGGTAAATATGCCGTCATGTCCTGGGATCGTCGTTGAGATGGGACCCACGTACATTCTGGGGAGGGAAGTGCCCGTCAGAGCAAGGTCTGCTATGTTCGGGATATTGCCTGGGGCGTCCCAGGTCTCGCTATATCTCACGCCGTCCATGACTATAACGACGAGGTATTTCGCCATCTTGGTATTTCAGTCCTATGCTAGTTAAGATCGTCGATAATCACTTCTTATATTTGGACCAGATAACGGCCCAACAAGATGAGATCATCTATAGGCACTTTAGTGCGAAGGATCCAGACGCGATCTATATTATAGATACGCTCGAACAGGACTGGGACGGGTGGTACCGCAAGTACAATCGGCAGAAGCAGCGGATGGCGCTGCCATTCCTGGGCGAGCTGTTGACGCTCTGTAATGGCCATGGCTGGCCTGTGAGTGTGTTGGATAGGCGTCCCAAAATATGGACACCAGGCGAGGAAGACGTCAAGCCGGATATCCTTCCGGGCATCACACTATATGACTACCAGACGGAGGCTCTGAAGGCAGCGCTCAGGCATCCCATAGGGTGCTTCTTCCACACGACCGGAGCTGGTAAGACAGAGTTGATGGCTGCCCTTATCAGGCTGTTCAAATGTTCCGCTCTCATCATATCTGAGAAGCTGGTTATCGTCGATCAGATCAAGAGGGTCATTGAGTTGCGCGAGGTCGCATCTGATGTCGGCGTCTTCTATAGTGGGCGTACGCCGACGGGTCAGCTCGTCTGTGTAGGGTCCATTCAGTCCATTGCGTCTCCGTCGAAGCCGGTCCGGCAGCATGGGGTGAAGCAGGAGGAGTTCGACAAGAAGATGGGCCAGTATACTGCCAGATGCAGGCGCAGCAAGCATCTGCAGCAGTTGTTGCTTCCGAAATGTGAAATGCTGCTCGTAGACGAGTGTGATCTGGCCACAAGCACACAATACCGCCATCTTTTCAAGCTTTCGGAAGCCAGGAGGCGGTATGGTTTCTCCGGATCGATGGGAGATCCCAGTAAGCCCGTCCAGAATCTGGTGCTTAAGGAGAGGCTCGGTAGTATCATTCACAAGACGAACAGGCGGGAATTAGAGAAGCTCGGTCGTATCATACCCGTGAAGTACATTATGATAGCGTTCGGGGAGGGAATGAGCAAGACGGACAAGACTGCCTACGACATCGCCATAAAGGAGCTTGAGAACAACCCGAATTTCATTCAGACCATAGCGGGGATAGTGCGGGTGTATCCTAAGAGGACACTTATTCTGGTTGAGCACCGCGTACTTGGACACGCTCTTGAGCAGGCGATACCGGGGTCCGTGTTCATCCACGGCGATACCTCGAACAGTGCTAGATGGGAAGCAATTCACGACTTTGAGAATGACAAGCTGGATTGCCTAATAGGTGGCAAGATTATCAAGCGCGGACTTGACCTGAAAGGAGGCTGCGACAATCTGATCATCGCGCACGGCATGAAGGATATGGCAGATTTTGAGCAGAGGATCGGCAGAGCCATTAGAAAGAATAAGGAAGGGTTCGCCAGGGTCTTCGATTTCATGTTCTTACATAATACCCACCTGTACGGCCATTCGAGGGCAAGGTTGAAGTATTTAGCCAACATGGGTTATAACTCGGTCGTCGTATATCCGCAGGCTGATATCAGGATCGACGGCACATCCCTCATCCGATCGCGGTTCCGTGTGCCACATCAGAAGTAACCATAGGCTATTCATTAGAATTTTATGTTCGAATTATAATGTATCTTAGTAGGGATTATTGGGATAGCCAATGATACCTAGACCTATCAGGTCATTCCAAAGGCCCCACAACCATCCCCCCTGTCCCCCGCTGCCCGGTCAGCCCCAATTGGCTCCATTACCGCCGAAACCAAGAAATTACTACTTCGACAATGCGCACGTTGAAAGGCTTCTGACGAAGTACGTTGGTGGTGGATGCGTCGAGCTGGCTCTCCGCAATGAGATCATGAGTCACGCGATGGAGCTCATCCGCCAGATCATAAGGACGCACAATCTACACATCATCTACCCGGGTCGAAATCAGGCATCGTTCAATGATCTCGTGCAGGTGGCTTGGTGTCAGATAGAATCCGCACTTTATAAATTCATACCAGGTAAGGCGAAGGTCTTCAACCTCTGGTCACAGATCGCCAAGACAGTCATCTTGGCTCATATCAAGAAAGAAACTCGCGATAAGAAGAATGCGACTCCCTATAGCGGTCACCTGAACGAAAGGCACAAGGACGTACGATGCTTGACGTTGGATAGGTTTGTCCATGAGGCACACGAGATATTCAAATATAATGATGAGTACCTTAAGATCGTCGCTGCCATAGAACTTCTGGGCGAGGAAGACGACAGGCCGCACGACGGCTTCATAGGGAAGCTGGCGAAGAAAGCAAGGGTGTCGAAATCTAAGGTGTCTTCGTTCATCAAGCTTATAAGGCTACGAGGTCATAACTTTACGGATTCCGGGATCAATGATAAGTCCAGGAGCATCTACGTCAGGCACTCAAAGGCACATTTCGACTCGGAAGATGACGAGGATTAAAGATGGCTATTCCTAAGTCTGTCAGAGAACGCATCCACCGCAAGAAGCGCCAGAAGAAGGTTGGCGTGAGCGACACTTCCACCAAGGGTCGCATCGTTCCCAAGAAGAGCGCCGATAACGATCCGATCCCGAAATACAGGCAGATCCAGGAGGCTCTGAACGCCCTTCGTGCCGGCGTCTCTCCGAAGCAAATCGTGGAGGAGTTAGACGAGAATGTCGTCGTGCAACTGAGCGAAGCTGTGTCGCGGCTGATGACGATGCAACTCGGCGGGTGGTCCAAGGTGGACGACAAGTTCATCCACGATAGTGGCATTGTTATGAAGTCGGAGGCCCTCGTCAAGGCCGGTCTCGAGCTCAAGGAAGGGACCATCGTCATCGGCAAGACCGGCCAGCAGTTCATCTTCTGCGATAGGAACAGGCTCTATGAGATGCTCTCGTCGCTCTATAAGACGGTCCGCATCCTGGACCTTGAACGGAAGCTGGATCTGTTCACTGAGGCTAGGAGGATCATGGGCTCCGGCTACGGCGGTCCAGTCCCCATCTTGGTGAAGAACAAGAGCAAGTGCATGCGGTGTGGCGGCGCCATAGAGGCCAATACGTGGGCTGAGTGGGAGAAAGGATACGGCGTCTCCCACATGGAATGCCCGCCAAGGGCGGAGCCATAATGCCGGAAGACATGCCGGTTGACACTGAGCTTGTTGAACTCCTGGACTCTCTCACTAAGGAGAGGTCTAAGGGTGCTTTGCCAGCGCCTGCCTTATCTGTGCCGACGAACGGCACACCAGTGGAACCTCCCAAACCTGCGCCGCCCGCACCGACGAAGGATCTGGCACCCATCAATGAACCCGCCTCGGTAGATGTAATTCAGAATGCGGAAGACGATGAAGTTCGCAAGCTTATAGGTAGCTTCGTTGGTATCCGAGATGAGATCCTCGGAAACTACCGCAACGACAGGACCGACGTTGACAGGGCCATCTCCAAGTTCAGGGAAACCGTAGAGGGTGGCGGTGAAGTTACTACCGCGGTCGTCGAAGGTTACGTCAACGCTCTTAAGGTGAAGGCAGATATCAATTCGAACGCGATCCGGATGTTGGATGCCGTAGCTAGATTCCTTGCTGCCGGGAAGGGCACGAACATCTTCGTTCAGAACCAGGGCATCTCCGCCAAGGATCTCGACGCAATCCTGAACGCGCCGGCATACCCAGACGAAGTACGCCGTCAGCAGGGTACATAACCCTGTTGGTCTGCTCCTCATCGCTCTACAAATATATCATATGCTGACTATTGATGCCAAGCAGCGACAGATTATTAAGCGCACTCAGGGAAGCGCGCAGTACTTCATATCTCAGTTCTGCTGGCTCAAGCATCCGAAACTGGGTCCCATCAAGTTCAGCCTGTTCAGATATCAGTCAGAATGCCTTCTCGATTTCCTAACACGGAGATATTTAATCTTTTGGAAGACAAGGCAGGCAGGGATTAGTACGCTTGTCGGCGCCTATGCGCTCTGGTATGCGATGTTCGCTCCCGCGAGGACGGTACTGATCGTGTCGAAACGCGACCTGGACGCCAAGGAATTCCTCACCAAGAACGTCAAGTTCGCCTATGATAAGCTACCTTCCTGGATGCAAGCCGTCTGGCCACGGGTCATCGACAATGAACACGTCATAGGCTTTCCGAACGGTTCCAAGATCACGAGCTTATCGTCGAGCAAGGACACGCTCCGGTCGAACTCAGCATCCCTCGTCGTGCTGGACGAAGTCGCGCACATGCCGAACATGGACGAGATGTGGTCAGCTGGCGCTCCTACCCTGCAGCACGCAGGGCAGTGCATCTGCATCGGGACTCCGAACGGAATCGGCAACTGGTACTGGCAATCAGTGACTGATGCTCAGGAGGGGTATAACGATTTTAAGCTCATCAAGATAAACTGGTGGGACATGGACTGGCGTCTTGAGCATGATGACCCAGTCACGGGATTCAGGACCATTATCGCCCCGACCGATGATATCCGGGAAACCGTTACGGACGAAGAGCGGAAGAAATATGGAAAGCTCTGGAGCCCCTGGCTTGAGGAACAGTATCGAGTGCTGACCCAGCGAGGTGACGACAGGAAGTTCAGGCAGGAGGTCCTTGCTGAGTTCCTCGGCAGCGGTAACACGGTCGTATCAACCTCAACCCTGACTACCATCAAGGAACAGCATTCCGACACGTTCACGTCTGTGGGCAACGCAGAATATGTGAACCCGTCAACGGAAGAGCGGACGGTCCTCGAGTTCGATAAGAAGTTCTGGATCTGGAAAAAGCCAGTACGCGGCACGACTGTTCAACCAAAGGCGAGCGCCTTGCGCGAGATACATCTGAAAGGTCATGTGGCTGCGTCAGAGGTCCTAGAGGAGCCGCACGTTTATGTGGCGGGCGTCGATACCAGCACGGGGGATGGCTCCGACTTCTGCGCGGTGGTCGTCTGGGACGTGACAGAAGGGGAGCAGGTTGCGGAGCTCAAGATCCGGGTGACGCCGCGCATTCTGGCGATGATGGCGGATTACATCGGCAGGTACTACAACAACGCGCTTCTCGTCGTCGAGCGCACTGGCATCGGCGCGACCACGGTCGAGGATCTTGAGAACATACTCTATTACCCGAACCTCTACAGGCCAAAGAAGTCGAACGGCAAGATGGGCAAGACCGGGTTCAACACGAGTCCTAGCTCGAAGCCTCTCCTGAACAAGGCCATCGTAGATAACATTGGTACTGACGGCTTCAAGGTGAATTCGTTCAGGCTCTACAAGGAACTCTGCATCTACGTTCACTTGTCCGGCGGAAGGACGGGGAACGAGCCTGGAACGGGAAACACGGACGACCTCGTTATGGCAGCTGCAATGGGGCTCATCGGGATCAACGAGGCGGCGGCCCGCACGTCACAGGTCCTACCGCCGTTCAAGCCCCAGGATGATCCGCGCTTGGAATATGCCGGTAGGACTGAACAGGACGTTCTGAATGACGAAAAGAAAAAGGAAGAATTCGCCGTGAAGGGCGGCCCTGGGGTTCTCATGCCGTACATAGCTGCTGATGCGTCTGATTTCACGGCAGAGGACGAGTATAACAAGTTCGTTAGGCAGCTTGGTGGCGTCCCGATGTTGAAGTCGATGCCAACAGTCACGAACAGGAAACATGTCATAAGGTAAAGATAGCGTATGCCGACTCTTCTCAGACTTGCCTGCCCGCATTGTCTCGCAGAGAATTGCGTGCAGCCTGAATTTAATTTCGTGCAGATGGGCGTCTGCGAGAAGTGCGGTAAATTCTTCCAATACACGGTCGCTGTGAGGGAGATAACCCCATCCAACAGCGGGGAGATCAATTCAGGCTCTTGGAAGATCATCTGCGCCCCTTCCATCGAGGAAATACATCCGAACGGCGGTATCTTATATAGAAGTTCCGAACCGGAACAGCCTGATGATGGGCAACCAAAATGACTGAGATTATTCTGTCGCCGCCAGTACCCGATTCTATTGCAAACATGGTCGACCTCGTCGAGTGGCTCAAGCTCCTGCGTCTCTGGATACAGGGAGCCGAAATGCCATGGTCGATCGCAACTACGACGAATACGGTACTGACGGCTAGTGACTGGAACGCTTCGGGGATTCTGACTGTAATCGTTGATGCATCGGGCGGGAACAGAATAGTGACGCTGCCCAATTCGTCAACGGTACAGAACAGAATAGTCACGATCAAGAAGACCGATCCGTCAACGAATACCGTTACGATCGATGGGCATGATGGTACGAACACTGGGATAGATGGTGCCTTCACTCTAGTATTCAATCTTCAATACCAGAGCTTCTCGCTTCAGTCGATAGGCATAGGAACTGATCCGCCAGACTGGTACATTATCTGAGGCTCGTTATGACTTATATGCCTCGGCAGTACAAATACAGCTCGATCAGAAAGACTGATGGGAGTTATTATGGGGCTGGCGGTACCCCGATTATTGTCCCTGGAACGACTATTTCGTTCTTGAAGGTCGGATCCGGCGACGTCCTTTTCTGGGTTGGGGCGACTAGCAACGCCAGTGGGATGATCCCTGACGTACTGCTGTATGTCGTCGTTGATGGGGCCATACAACTTCCATTGTCTGCGGACACAATCTACACGTTCGTATCCGATGTCGCCGCTCCATTTGTGGACCTGTCTGGGCATACTTTCATGAGCGGCCTTGCCGCTGGACCCCATACGGCTGCGATTTACATCAGTACTGTGACAGGTTTTGGTGCTGGGGTAATGGCAGATGCGTCCATGCCACTGAACTTCACCGTTGGGTACCCGTAAGGGACGAGTTATGAAATGCACGGAAGTTGCAAAGGGTGTGCGGGATGTGGCTGGCCTAAACAAGGCCTTGAAGGGAGCAACACCTCCGTTTGACGTTGCTGGCATCGGTAGCGATGCGAAGAGTAAGACACACGTCTGGCTGAACGATCGCGAGACGAAGGATCCGACACCGTACGTGATGGCTTGGGTAGATCCACCTCCGAAGTCGCTTCTGCGCACACCGCCGTAGGTCTTGACCATCGGCGTCCGCAAAAGTACATAAGCATGGCTCGCTGAGTCCATATCTGGACGAGTTATGGGCTTCCAACTCTGGGATCGGTTATCAGCCCTCGCACGACAGGCTCAGGTCTACGGCCAGGAGAGGCTGTTCACTAGCCAGACAAACCTTGATCGCATCATATCCGGCGGCGAATTGCTCGACTTTGGTAAACAGCACGCCATTCTCGAGCAGACGAACCTTCAGATCAACCGCCTCGAACGCTACAAGGACTTCGATCAGATGGACGAAGTCGGCGAGGTCTCGATGGGCCTCGACATGTACTGCCTCTCCGGCGATACAAAGATCCCGCTCCTTGACGGTACGAGTCCGACTATCAAGGAGCTGGCTGAATCCAATCGCCGCGAATATTGGCTCTACTCTTTCGATGCCGAAACCGGAGAATATGTGCCAGGCCGCGCTTATGGCGCACACATTAGCGGTAGGAATGCAGATCTTGTAGAGGTCGAGTTTGACGATGGACTTAAGCTTCGCGTCACGGCCAGTCATAAGTTCCTAACGCGAGATGGGTATATGAAGGCGGCTGATCTGAAACCAGGACAATCCATAGTACCACTTTATAAGACGAATTCGTTGTCGGAATCTGAAACTCGTGAAACGAGGCGCTGCGGATCTGATCAGCGCAAGATGGCGGAGAAGGGGTATGAGTTCATAAGAATGACGACAGGCGTTTGGAAGCCGACGCACCATTGGGTATATGAGGCCATCTTTGGCGAGCGTAAGGGTATTATTCATCACGAAAATCTGGCGAAAGGCAACAACGATCCAGCGAATCTGAAGCTGAAGACCTGGGCAGAACACCAGCGGATTCATATGGCCTTGGGTAGAAATCTACCTCCCGAGGTTATGGAAGCGAAGAGGAAGAAATGCTCAGAGAGAGTCAGAGCAAAATGGCAAGACCCAGAATACAGACTCAAGCTAAGAGGGCATTGCCAAGAGATGATGCAGTTGATGTATCATCGCGGTCTTGCCTTCAGACGCAAAGAAGAATATTCTAGGGTCGGTTGGGAAGAGCTGGAGAGATACGCGCAGAGCGGCGGTTCTCTGAGAGGTATAAGGATCATCGCACGCAGCCTACAGTGTGCCGATCGTGTCATAAACAGGATTCTCGACAGGCGAAATATTGACCTAGAGACCCTGCGCAGGTCGGCGGTCGGTAATCATAAAATTGTTGCTGTAATGCCCTGTGGTGTTGCTGCGGAGGTCTATGATCTCTATGTCGAGAAACATCGCTGTTTCGCCGCCGGCGACGGCAAATCATGGGTCATCGTCCATAACTCGGACGAGGGTACCGTCACGGATTCCGAGCGGAAGCATACCGTGATGGTGCGGGCGAAATCCAAGCGCGTTAAGGAAGAGATTGAGGACCTACTCTACAACATCCTCAACATCGACAGTTTCTCCCGTCCCGCCATTCGGTACCTGTGCAAGTATGGCGATGCGCCGTTTGAGATTATCCCGTCTAAGAATCGCGATGCCGTCGCCTCGTTGAAGTTCATGAACGTCTATAACTTCACGCGCGTGGAGACGAAGTTTGGGGACCTGGTGGGCTTCTTCTACCAGGACGAGATCATGGCGACCCCGATCTTTTTGCATCCGTGGTCCGTCATGCACCTGCGTCTGACCAGTTTCGAGAACATCTACCACCCTTACGGCTGCGGCATTCTTGACCCGGCGCGCAAATCCTTCAAGCAGTTGAGGTTGATGGAGGACGCCGCGCTCATCTACCGCATTACCCGTGCTCCGGAACGCCGCATCTTCAAGATCCCCGTGGGCATGATTCCTGCCAAGGAAATCTCGGGGTACATGGAGATCATCGCCCGCCAGTTCAAGAAGCGCCGTCTGTTCAATCCGGCGACCGGGGAGCTCGACGAGAGATGGTCGCCTCTGATCCAGGAAGACGATTACTGGCTGCCTGTGAGGCCGGATGGCAGCGGCCCTGACGTGACGACGCTGCCTGGCGGCCAGAATCTCGATCAGATTGCTGACATCGTCTACTTCAAGAAGAAGATGATGTCAGCCATGAAGGTCCCGTTCGTCAAGGCGGGGCTATCAGAGTCGACTGGCGAGGAATCGTCGAGGCCTGCCTCTCATATTTCTCCTGAGTTTGCGAAGTCTGTGCAATGGGTGCAGCGCGAGTTCCTGACAGGACTCAAGAAGGCCTGCATTGTGCACCTGGCTCTGCGCGGCCATAAGCTAGGCGACTTCAAGAACTTCGACCTCTTCATGACGGCATCTAGCGCCATAGATGAGCTCTATCGCATAGAGACGTGGAAGTCGAGGGCAGACGTCATCGGGAGCTTGAAGGATACGGAACTGTTCCCTGATGCCTGGATTCTGCGCAACTTTACTGACATGACGGAAGAAGAAGTTGTGCAGCTTCAGAAGGAAAAGGCAGCCGCCGCTCCTCCGCCTGAGGAGGGAGATGAAGGCATGCCGTCGCTGCCCGAAGGATACGACGCGAAGGCGGAGAATAAGCTCATTACGGAATGGCGGCAACTCGAATCTACTCCTATCCCTGTCGAGAAGGAGCGGGTCTTCACGAACGGCTTCCTGAAGCTCCTCAGCGAAGGGCAGTTTGACGGACTTGAGGCAGGGAATAAGAAAGTAGAGCCCAAGGCGGATGGAAAGCTCATTACGGAGGCGAGGGACGCGACCAAGGCCCTCATTGAGATGAAGAAGGAGTTCGTGAAGCGGCGCGTCGTCATACAGGATGAACCCACAGAGGAAGACCTACCGCCCCTGAGATGATATTCTAGTCAAATATAGTATTAAATCATGTTAAGGGAACTGCTCATGCCTAGGCCCATCGTTACGATGGACGCGCGTAAGTTTCTTCACACGATCAATGAGTCCGCTCAGAGTCGTGTGAACTTCTTCTCCAGGCTCATATCTGAGCTGGGAAAGAAGGAGCAAGGCAGTTGGGCGTTGACCGCCCTTGGGCCTAAGTCCCTTGTCTTTGAGGACAAGGGAACGGGCGACTTCTTCACGGCAGACATCACGCCGAAGATGCACAATCGCTTCGAGGTCAGCGGCATCAAGAAGGTGCAGATCGTCGAGGCCAAGAAGGGCGAGGCCTTCCGCAAGGCCTGCTCTGAGCTGATCGATGCCCTGTGCGAGGACGACACCAAGAGCGCCGACGGCGCTTTTTCCAAGATCGAGGCGTTCAGGTTCCGCTCCCGGGCCATCCCGGAGAGCGGAGTCGTCGCCACCCGCGACGGCGAGGTGCGCCGCGTGAAGGTCACCGACGGGATCTTCACGGAGGGCATCCGCAAGTCCATCGTCGAGAGCTTTGTCGGCGCGGTCAAGGACGACGTCGTGCTGGAGAAGGGCCGCGTCGTCAGGGCCATTCTCGGCGACGGCACCGAGAAGTTCGACATTCCCATCAACGAGATGACCCGTCGCAGGGTGGTCGCCAGGCACATGAAGGTCTTCGCCGAGGACGCCTACAAGAGTGATGCGTTCCAGAGCAAGGTCATTTCGTGGGCCGGACTCGTCTGCGAGGACAAGATCGTCGACGCCGTACAGGATGCTGCCAAGTTCCTTCGCGAGTACCAAGAGTTCTGCCTCCTGACCCTGCCGGAGACCCGCGAGCTGGTGTCGAACTCCCTCGCGGCGAAGGGCCAGTTCAACCAGAGGCTGGCGGAGGACGTCGGCCTCATGGTGTTCCGCACGAGCTTGAAGGTCAATCGCGGCGACATCGTCGAGAGCTGGGAAAGGACTGCGAAGCGGGCCGAGGATATGGATCTCCTCGAAAGGGCGAAGTCCCTCACGGAGTCCAAGGACTTCGAGAAGGACTACCAGAGCCTGCTCGGGTACCTCTTCACGGAGGAAGAGGGATCGAAGACGACTCGCCACAAGGCGTATCACAACAGCCTGAAGATCATCCGCAGCGTGGTCGGCAAGATCGAAGGCAACGAAGAGATGCTCGCCGCGATGGACGACCTCATCGCGAAGTTCGACCGCGACAAGATGGACGACGCAACCCTCTACGAGGTGGAGGATCTGCTCGCTTCCATCAGCTCTGAGCTCATCACTGCGATCGGGCAGCTGGGCGGGGCTGAGATGCCTCCGATGGGCGGCGCTCCTGAGGGCCTCGAGGGTGAGGCTCCTGAGGGCCTCGAGGGTGGAGCTCCTGAGTCTGCTGTCGAGCTCCCGCCCATGGGTGGCGAGGGCGAGGGTGAAGAGGGCGGCCTTGAGGGCCTAGAGGGTCTCGACCTCGGCGGCGGCGAGGAAGAGAAGGGCGAGGAAGAGAAGCCCAAGGAAGAGAAGCCCAAGGAAGAGAAGCCCAAGAAGGAGAAGAAGGAGAAGAAGGAAGAGTCCAAGGACGAGGATGGCGACAAGAAAGACGAGCCCAAGGACGAGTCCAAGGACGAGGATGGCGACAAGAAGGACGAGGAGCCCATCGAGGGTATGAGCGAGAGCCAGCTCAAGGAAGAGCTCGAGGGTTGGCGGGCCAACCATGCCACCTTCATCCTCGAGGACGGCGTGGACGACTGCATGCATCAGCTCTCGCGCTACGTCAAGCGCAGCCAGGCCGTCAAGAATGAGGAAGTGACCAAGGGCTTCAAGGCCATCGTGGGCCTCTACGAGGCAGCGGCCGAGGCCGCCCTCGCTGATCCGTACGGCACTGGGCCGGATCTGGGCGACCCCGCCCCGAAGATCAGCCTCGCGTACCCCTACAAGGGTGGCAAGCAGCCCTCTGACAAGGACGTCCAGAGGGTGAAGTGCCCCAGCTGCAAGTGGTGGCTCGGAGAGGCCGCCGATGACGTGCAGAAGACCATCACCAAGAAGGTCGTCGCCCACGAGTCCGTCGACTGCCCCAAGTGCGGCACCAAGCTCGTGACTGAGGATGACGACATCACCGACCCCGATGCGTCCGATTACAGCGGCGATGTCAAGATGCCGCATTCGAACATCGGCGAGGGCAAGCACTCTGACTGCGCCAAGATTCTCCAGGAAGAGCTCGACACCTACAACGGCGACATCGATCTCGTCATTGAGGCGATGGAAGACGACCCTACAAAGTGGAAGAAGATGTGGAGCTCCCTCACGGGCGATCGCACGCACAAGATGACGGCCTGCATGAGGGCGATGAAGGGCAAGGTCGAGAACCCTGCCGCCTTCTGCAACAAGCTCGCGCAGGTCGCTGAGGACAAGGACGTCACCGATCCGAGCAAGAAGGACTTCGGCAACGATATCAAGATGCCGCACGGGAACGACGGGCACAAGGATGAGAAGGGTGGCCTTGGTGACCGTACTGCCAAGGAGATGAAGCCCGCCAACATCGGGGCTGGCGGCATCACCGAAGACGACACCAAGTGCAGGAAGTGCCCCAAGTGTGGCGCGACGATCCTCGGCGAGGCCCTCACCTGCTCGAAGTGCGAGACCGGCATGACGAAGACCGAGGACAAGGACATCACCGATCCGAGCAAGAAGCAGTTCGCAGGCGACATCAAGATGCCGCATTCGAACATCGGCGAGGGTAAGTGCCCTGACTGCGGCGGCAAGCTGGTCATCGACGAGGCGGATGACGCGCAGGTCGCGGTCTGCGAGGGCGACTGCGACGTCCTTTACGAGGCCAAGTGCCCGACCTGCGACACCAAGCTCGGTAAGGGCGGCTACTGCATCTCGTGCCGCAAGAAGTGCGCAGCCGAGGACCAGTTCAAGTGGGGCACCCGGCGCCGCCGTTACGGCTTCCGCCGGTCCACCATCAACCAGCTCGAGGCGGAGTCCATCGAGTCTCCGTCTGAGCAGGCCCTGAGTGAGCACATCGACAGCGTGATCGCCGACATCGCGAAGGAGATGGAAGGCATCGCCGAGGACAAGGACATTACCAGCCCCGAGAAGGGCTCGTACTCCGGCGACACGGCTATGCCTCACTCCAACAAGGGGCATGACGTCCAGGGTACTCCCAAGGTCGGCGACGTTCTGAAGACCGGGCAGACCGCCAAGGGGTCTCCGACCCTGGCTGAGACCGGCGACAAGCCCGGCGAGACCAAGACCGAGGCTACGGATGCCGAGGTGAATGCCATCGCGGCCCAGGTCAAGGTCGAGGACAAGGACATCACCGACCCGAGCAAGAAGGACTTCGGCAACGACATCAAGATGCCGCACGGGAACGACGGGCACAAGGAGCAGGGCGGCGGGCTGGTGAACCCGAAGCTCCAGGATATCAAGCCCGCCAACATCAGTGGCGGTGGTCAGACGGTGGGGTAATGCTCATGGAGGTCGCCCCAACCAGGGCCCCACCTCCCCCCGGGAAGAAGAGGCCGTCGCGCAAGCGGCGGCCTCTTTTCTATCAGGGCTGCGCAAAAATAGTAGAAGAGGCAGTAGCACAGGAGATCAACCATGAAGGCGACCATTGACAGGAACTACGTGTTTTCGACCGGCGACATCCCCGATGGGATGCAGCTGATCACGGACTCCATGCCCTTCGAGGTGCTCGAGGTCAAGAGCGTCATTCTCGAGGGCGCAGGGCAGAAGGAACCGGTGATGCGGATCACCGGGATCTTCCAGAGGTCCGACAAGAAGAATGCCAATGGTCGCATTTACACGCAGGATGTCCTTCATGAGGCCGTCGAATCCGTGCAGGAGGACATCAAGAGCCGTCGCGTCCTTGGGGAGCTTGACCATCCGGCTGACGCCAAGCTGCACATGGACAGGGCCTCCCACCTCATTACCAAGATCTGGATGGACGGTCCCATCGTCATGGGAGAGGCGGAGATCCTTCATAAGCTGCCCTGTGGCGAGATGCTCAAGGCGCTGTTTGAGCACAAGGTTCAGATCGGCATCAGCTCCCGTGGGATCGGCGACATGTCCGTGGAAGAGGACGACGGCGGGAACGAGGTGTACAAGGTCCAGCCCGGCTACAAGTTCGTGACCTGGGATGCCGTTGCGGAGCCCAGCGTTCCTGGCGGCCAGCTGATGGTCATGGAATCCCGCCAGAAGATCCGCAAGGCCTCTGAGGACGCTCGCCGCCAGCACGAGAAGATGATCGTCGAAGAGGTGCGGAAGCGTTTCAATGCATGAACCTCGCAACGGACGAGATCGTTGAGATTGTAAGGCGCGAGGTCATAGACCCGACCTTCGGTGACAAATCCAACTGGACCCGGGTCGGGTCCTTATTCAAGACGGTCGTCGAAGTGGAAGACGCACGATTCTTGCGAGAAGCCGGTCCCTCGTTTCTCCAGGACATCTCCGGATATTCCGTCGGCGTCATGCCCTGGGACGGCGCAAACGATGCCGAATACTGCATAGAATCTGGTAGGCCCGCAGAAGGCGTCATTGCCAAGTTCGTCATATCTGCCACTCCCAAGCCTAAGATGCATCGGACGGGAGCGGTGCTTGGGATCAGATCCGCTCCAAGCAAAGTTCCTACTGGAAACGAGATCCAGCAGATCGCTGACATGATGTGAGGCTGTCATGGACGACTCCCGCAGGTTCCAGACGATCCTTGAGTTCATCCTTGCCGATCCGCATGAGGTTGCAAGCGTCATCCAGAATACCATGGCCTCCAGCGTCATCTGGGTCAACGTGAGAAGGACAGACGTCACGCCGGGGCCGGATCCGGATACGGCGTTTCCACTGACCACGAGCACGATAGACGTGCGGAAGGACCCCAGGAGCGGGATTTCCGTGTCGGGTACCATTCGCGAGGCTGGAGATGCTGTCCAGATAGATGAGGCTAACGCTGACTTCGACATGGGTAATAACGTTGCCAAGTTCCTCATCCTGGGTGCATATTTCCTGTCAAAGTCGTTCTTCCGAAATAAAGATACCGCAGAATATAGGCAATACGACCTGAAGCAGCTGCTTCTGATGCTCCAAAGAAGGTGGAATGGCATAACGGACGCGGTTTATGGCGGTGAAAAATGGCAGCATTGACGCCTGAGAAGATGCCGGAGAGGATAAAAGAGTGGCTCCGGGAGCATCCCGGAATGGTGGATAGCATACTCGCGAATCCGGAAAGCAAGGGGTGGCTCGAGCAGCTGCTCAATGATGTCTATGCGGGGCCCGCGGGAGAAAAGACGAGGCAGGCCATCCGCAGCGAAGCTTTGCGACTGGCCGGCATTCGAAAGAAGATGAAGGACGCCGGGATGGAAGCAAGGATCGACGGCCAGCTCGGAGGCATATAATGCTCACCAGCGTCCAGCGTAGGAAGGCAAGATATATCATCAGCGAGGCTGTTGAGCAGCTTCCGATCATCATCAAGGAACTGGCAGCCCACATTAAGAAGCTCCAGGAGAGCATCAAGGAATTCAAGCGCATCAACCCGGAAGGCGACGTGACTCAGTTCGTCCCGAAGGACATCGATAGGCTGGCTGGTGGTGTCAAGATGAACAGCTTCATCAACTGGAAGGCGTTGTTCGACTCCGTGAAGCTGCCCATGACGGGTCCGAAGCCGCCAGTGTCACCAGCACCAGAAAGGCCGATGATATAGGCTGTAGTTCAGCAATTGAGATAGAGATGATACTGAAGTACATAATCTAGTCAAAAATAACTGTAAATTCGCCCATCAAATTCCTGGCACGGAGGGAGCAATGGATAAGATCCGCGAGCTGCTCAAGAAGATCGGCGCCTCCGAGGAGCTGGCCACCCAGATCATGGAGGAGCTCGATCGGTACACGACTTCCTCCCGCGAGAAGCTCGAGACGGAGTATCAAGTCAGGATTCAGAAGGCGAAGAAAGTGTGTCTGGAGGAGGTCGCGAAGGAGAAGGCTCGCATCGCCCACAAGGTCGAAGTATTCCTCGAGAGCAAGGCGGCGTCCATCGAGCGTGCGGCGGCCAGGCAGAGGGCCATTGAAGAGTCCGCTGCTGTTGCGGCGCTTCGCAAGGTCAAGGGAGCCTTGGGCGTCGAGAACGGCAATAGCGAGGAACTCCAGGCCCTCCAAAGGAAACTGGCCCGCATCGCCGAGCAGGCGAACGCCCTGAAGGAGGAGCGTGATCACGCGGTCGAGAAGGCCAACCAGGCCAACAAGATCGCGTCTCGCGTCGTTCGCAGGGCCAGGCTCCTGGAGGCGAAGGCTCCGGAGACGAAGCCCGAGGCCAAGCCCGCCAAGGTCGTGACCGAGGACGAGGGCGTGGCCGGACTCGCCGCCGCTAGGACTGCCACGGCGGAGCCGAAGACGAGCGTCGTGAGCGTCGCTGACGTTCCTCCCGTCGTAGCGCCCGTCGCCGCCAGGATGACGGCGACTGTCCCCAACTCGCCTGAGGACATCGCCAACTCGATGGACAGGGAAGTGGCGTAAGCGTAACCCAAACATTCGAGGATGTACAGATGACGGCCATGATCACCGAGGAAGTCAGGCAGGCGAAGCTCCTGTCTGAATCCAAGAAGAACGAGACGATCCGGCGTTGGGCCCCGGTGCTCCGGAAGTGCACGGAGATCGGCCCCAAGAAGATGAGCACGTTCGCTCAGCTTCTCGAGAACCAGCACAGGGCATGGGCGCCAGGTGGCTCCCGCCTCCTCTTCGAGGAGACGACGACCACGAACAACATCGCGGACTTCACCAGGTTCGCGCTGCCGCTCCTGCGCAAGAGCTACCCGAAGCTGATCGCTGACAACCTGGTAGGCGTTCAGCCGATGTCCCAGCCGGCAAGCCTGATCTTCTACATCAGGTACCGCTACGCCCTGAACAAGGGCATGACCCGGGCCGGCACGCAGATCATGCGCCAGAACACGGCGCAGCAGTTCGCTCGCCAGAACGGCTGGGCGATGGATCCGTACTACAGCTCCCAGACGGTCAAGGGCGAGGAAGCCACGATCGGACCAGGCGGCGGCGTGGTCACGGCTACGCTCGTGCACAAGCCCGTGCTCGCCGGCACGGTCGTCGTGAACGTCTACGAGGCGGACACCGACTCCTGCCTCGAGCCGACCCCCTGCCTGCAGGTCGGGTTCGACTCGACGGGTCATGCGGACACCGTGCTGGTCGGTTCCGGCACCGGCTGTCCGGCGGGCGTCGTGGTTGACACCACGACAAGCGGCGGGACGTTCTTCGACCACAGCTCGGCCCAGGTCCAGGTCACGCTGACCTCCGGCAACCTGACCGGCCTGGTCGCCAGGGTCGACTACGAGTTCGACCTGGAGAACAACCCCTTCCAGCCCGAGGTCACGCTCTCCATCGACTCCGACAGCGTGTCGGCAGTCACCCGGAAGCTCAAGACCAGCTGGTCGCTGGAAGCCGCTCAGGACCTCAAGGCGGTGCACAACATCGACGCTGAGAGCACCCTGACGGACCTCATGGCCGACGAGATGGTCGCCGAGATCGACCGCGAGATCATCAACGACCTCATCATCGCCGCCTCGATCCGCGCCACGCACAACTTCGCCACCGCGGCGGGGGCGAGCGTGAACTTCACGGATCGCAACATCGCGCTGCTGTACAAGGTGCTGGAAGTCGCCAACGTCATCCACAGGACGACCCTCCGCGGGCCGGCCAACTGGATGGTCACCTCGGCCGACATCGCCAGCAAGTTCGAGCAGCTGAACGACTTCAGGGGCTCGGACGCTCTCGCGCAGGACGGGATCGACATCGGGATCACCAGCGCCGGGACGGTTCAGGGGAAGATCAAGCTGTACAAGGACCCCCTCTTCCCGAACTGCAAGATCCTGATGGGCTTCAAGGGCAACAGCGTGCTGGATGCGGGCTACTTCTATGCGCCCTACATTCCCCTGCTGTCCACGCCGACCGTGCTGGACCCCAACAGCTTCACCCCGAACAAGGGCATAATGACGCGTTACGGAAAAAAGCTCATCGAGGACGGTGGGCTTTACTACGGCGTGGTTACGGTCTCGAATTTGTAACCGTGACCGCTCCAATCTGGACGTAATGGAAAGGCCCGGAAGGAAACTTCCGGGCCTTTTCTTTTGTATGTAGGAATATCTTACCGTATTTAAACAATATGAGAAAATGCGTGAAATATGGTACATCTGAGTTGGCGTGTGTTTTCAAACCGCGCGCCAATGTTTGTATGGAATGCCATAAGGAATACATGCGGAAATATAGGCTGAAGAATAGGGAGAGGCTTAGCAAGCTAGTGATGGAATGGAAGAACAAGAACAGGGATAAGTACAGAGATTCTTGCAGGGCGCACTATGCCACGGAGGAAGGGAAGCGGAAGCATGTAGTCAGGGTTGAGAGGACGTTTCGTTCCTGGCTATCACATTTGACAAGTAGATCTCGGATGCGGAATCCGGGGCCTCACGATCCTAAGGACCCTGAGCGTAGAGAATTCAACATAGACCTGGACTACGTGATGGGGATCCTTGAACGTCAAAAGCATCACTGCGCATTGACTGGCCTTCCTTTGACCCATAGATTTAATGACCTTTATGCCGCCTCAGTTGACAGAATAGATTCTTCAAAAGGACACATCAAGGGGAACATCCAGATTATCTGTTCGGCTATCAACTTTGCCAAGCGCAGTCATTCTAATGAGGGCATGATCAAGTTCATTAGAGATCTCCGTTCTCAGTAGTCTTCTTTCCGTATTTAACCCAACGTTGACTACCAAGACAAGGAGAACGTGTCATGTGGTACGTCCAAACTTCCGCAGAACACGGAAACGAGGCTGTTCCCACAGAGAATGAGCTGAGAAAATCCATTGCCAGAACTTATTGGAAGGCTGAACAGCGATGGAAAAGCTGGCGTGGGCAGCATCCCAAGGATTCAAGACCGGGTATTAATTATTCTGGTTCTTCCGAAGAGGATGGCATTGCTAACGATTGGCGAGCCTTCGATGTCTTGTTTAAGTCGTGGAAATCTCGCCATCTGGTTCCCTCTGGGTATTTCTGGGGTATTGGATATCCCAGTCATGAGCCGGAATTGATGAAGAGCGCATATTACGCGAAGAAGGGCCAGCCATGACCCACAAGGAAGCCTGGGCAGAGCGCAACGCCATCTGGAAGGCCACCGAAGAGGAGAAGGACAGGCACAAGAAAGCGCTCGAGGAGCTTGAAGCCAGAATGGCTCAACTAAAGAAGATTTGTCCCCACGAAGAGGTGTACTCCTACTCAGGGACTCCATACGACTCCGGCGGATATTCCTGTGAAGTTACCAAGGATTTCGGATTTGACAAGCCCCAACACTCGAGGGTCGTCTAATGTGGGCTCTCTGGCTTGCCGTGGGGTTCGTGGCGGGACTTATTGCCATGTTCCTATTCTTTTGTATCTTCTTCATGAAGCCGCCCTTTAGGTGATAGGATAATGCCTACTCAGGAAGAGATCATCGACGCGCTGGTCCTGGTGCTGTCGGCCCAGCGGGCCGCTTGTATAGAAGATTTCGATGCGTACAAAAATGCCGGTCGGCTTCTAGACGCTCGTGCCGGAGAGATCTTATACGCCAG